GGTTCATCTGGTACATCTGGATCTGCTGGTACAAGCGGAAGCGGCGGTTCATCTGGTACATCTGGATCTGCTGGTACAAGCGGAAGCGGCGGTTCATCTGGTACATCTGGTACATCTGGATCTGCTGGTACAAGTGGAAGCGGCGGTTCATCTGGTACATCTGGATCTGCTGGTACAAGCGGAAGCGGCGGTTCATCTGGTACATCTGGATCATCTGGTACGTCTGGATCATCTGGTACGTCTGGATCGTCAGGGTCGAGCGTAAGTGTTTCTGGTACTACCAATTATTTAGTTAAGTTTAATTCATCTTCTACTATAACTAATAGTAGTGTTTATGATAATGGTAATATAGGCATAGGAACAACAAGTCCTGGTTATAAACTTCATGTTGTTGCTGCGAGTGCAATTGTTTCTACTAATATATTAAGATTAGATGGTGGTAACACAGGATTCAATGGCGCGAATGATGCTAATACCGCATTTTCTATAATGTTTGATGGTTGTGCCTATAAAGGAAGCACAGGAGTTGTTCAGAGAAATGGCGCTGAAATTCAAATGCTTAAATATGGCACTTGGAATGAAGCTGCTGGAGGAGTAGGAGCAAAAGGATCTTTAGTATTTAAAACAAATAATGGTACAATTGATACTCCAGATCTTACTGAAAGAATGCGTATTCAATACGATGGTAATGTTGGTATAGGCACAACAAATCCTGTTGCTAAATTACAAGTAGATGTAAGCAGTGCTTCAGGTATCAGAGTAAATGGTACTGGAGGATATGCAAATATTATAAGCCAAGGAGGTCATTTAGAATTTTATAAAGATGGAACTCCAACGTTTGCGGCAGCAATAGGATTAAGCACTCCAGCCACGGCTTTAAGTAACGACATACAATTTGCTACATACAATGGTTCATCATGGAGCGCCAGAATGACTATTGCGAATGGAGGTAACGTAGGTATAGGTACAACAAGTCCTGTTGATTTGCTGACAGTGCAGGGAAATATAAATATTAACTATAACTCAGCGGATGCAAATTATGTCAGAAGAACATTCGCAACAAATCACGCAGTAGGAAATAGAGGAGCTAATTTGTGGTTTGGAATGGTAGACGGTGGAGGCATGATGGGAATGCAAATTGTTAACGCTGCCTCAAGTAGTTCTGGATATAATTCACAATTTATTACATTTGTTACTCATGAAGGTGGTATTTCTGTTGATGAAAGAATGAGAATTACCTCTGTTGGCAATGTTGGTATAGGAACAACAAGTCCGAATTATAAATTAGAAGTAAATGGGACAATTGGTTTATCTGTTGGTTCTTATCGTAAATTAGCTCAAGCAAGTAATTGGGGATATTCAAGCTCTTATAGAACAATTATATTGGGATCAACTTCATCAACATACAATGTTGCCGATGGCGCTGTAACATTATGTTTTGGCGTAGATGTAAGCGCAAATGCAAACGGTAGTTTTCAAGGCGATGGAAGAGAGCTTGTGTTTCGTAATTTAACAAGATTTGTTACTCCTAATGCAGCGAATACATCTTATCTAAATCCATTAACATTTAATAATGGAGATGTTGGTATTGGCACCGATAGCCCATCTAATACTAAATTACATATATTAGGCGATTGGGTAGGCGGACATTCAACCGTAAAAATACAAACCATAACATCATTTGCTTCAGGCGGAACATCAGGAATTGGTCTATATAATAGTGATGGTACAAGATCAAGTTATTTTTATGTTAATAGCGCATACACAAGCATTGGTAGCGCTATAAATGTGCCATTCGTTATAGAAGTTAATAGTTCAGAAAAATTAAGAATTTTGGCTGATGGAAATGTTGGTATTGGAACAACAAGTCCCGGCACATTATTACAAGTTCATGGTGCTAATCCATTTGTTAGAATTAGTAATAGTACTGCTGCTGATCATGGTATAAAAATAACTTATGGCACCTCTGAAACTCATGGATTGCATTTACTTTATAATGCAAACAGCGCTGTATCTTATATAGATAATACTTATCCTGTTAGTGCTGGTTATGTTTACGGTGATATCTATTTTAGACAAAATGTAGCAAGCACGATGACTACCCGCATGATTATCAAAGCGGATGGGGGTAATGTAGGTATAGGCACAACAACTCCTGCTTATAAATTAGAAGTTAATGGTAATTTCGCTGCGGGTGGCGCATCGACAATTGGGACTACTTATCCGCAATTAACAATCAATGGTACGACCAATCAACATGCATATGTCGTTATAAACAGAACCAATTATGAGGCTGGCGTTCAACTTAGAACAAATGGTACTGCTAAATGGTATATGTATATGCCACCCGGAGATGATACTAAATTAATATTTTCCTCTGAATCATTCGGAGATTCTTTAACCATAAAAAATAATGGTAATGTTGGTATAGGCACAACTAGCCCCGCCGCAAAATTAGATGTAGTAGGAAATATTCAAACAGAAGGACTCCTTGGAAAATTATATACCGCAGGCGGCGCGACAATAGATACTGGAATAACAGCAGATACATTTACTGTATTAGAAGTTGTAGGATCTGCAAATCCAAATTCAGCAGGAGCGGGTTATAGAGATCCAATTCATATCTTTATTTATAATGGTATTGGATGGAACGGCTCTGCTGTGACTCAATACATTTACAGCAATCAATTAGCTCCATTAGCTAGAGAAGTGTATACTAGTGGATCTAGCTTGTCTGCGAATGTAATAGATGTTGTTTGGCTAACTGGTTCAACAGAATCAGACTCTTGTCCGACTGGATCAGCTTCAAGTTATCAAGTTAGATTAAAAATTAGCAACTTTAATGTAAATACTTCTTCTTTCTCAGTTAGAATAATAAAAAGATCTTAAAATCATATGGGAATAACATATTATAGCATTTATAAAAATTCAACCGGCAACGTGGGCATAGGCACAATAACTCCCGCTAATAATTTGGTTGTATACAATGGATCTAGTTGGGCGGGTGAAGATTTGAATGGCTCTTCAGGTGGTGAATTGAGATTTTTACAAAGCGGAACTTTAAAAGCAAATATATACGCTTCTACTTCAACTGGATTTGTTATTAATGGCGGAAGTGAAACTATATTTCAAATTGGAGCTTCTGAAAAGATGCGTCTTACAGGTGGTAATTTAGGTATTGGTACAACAGGCCCTGCTTCAATATTGCATTTAAATGGCGCGGCTCCAACTATATTAACTTTAAGTAGCACATCGTATCCATCAACGTATTATACTACTTTTGGAGTTGACTCCGCAGCAAGAGCGTTTTTAATATTTGGTAATAATGGAGTAAATGAAATTCGTGCAGGTAGAACATCGACGGGTGGATATCTTGATTTTTATACAAACAACACTGTAGGTCAAACGACGACTACAAGTGATGGTAATTTTGTAATGAGATTAGCCGCCGGTGGTAATGTAGGTATAGGCACAGACGCACCGATCCTTAAATTAGTTGTGAAAGGTGCATCAAGTTATCCAGCAACAACTGGGACAGCTCAAACAGGCGTGTTTCGCCTTACTGGTGGCACAGGACTGTATAACGTGCTTGACATGGGTATCAACGAATCAACAGATACCGCATGGATACAAGCAACGCGGGCTAACTCTCTTAGCACATATGATAAGCTTTTAATAAACCCATATGGAGGTAATGTTGGTATAGGTACTACAAGTCCTAGTTACTTATTAACAGTGTATGCTGCTTCCCTTGCACAATTTACTTTATCAAATGCAACTAGAAATTTTATATTAAGTAATAATGCTGGAGACGGTTTGCTGTCATTTAGTTACAATGCTGTAAATAGATTACAATTTGATACTACAAATCAATGGTTCAATACAGGTAATGTTGGTATAGGCACAAGTAGTCCGGGTGGTATTTTGGATGTACAGTCAAGTAATGCTGGTGATCAATTGGTTCGTACATGGAACACAAATACAGCTGGTACAGGTAAAGCAATATTG